TTGCTTTAATTTCCAAACTAACTTCAATAAATGGTTTTAGTTTTAACCAAGCATGACTTCTTTTGCATTCATATGGAGCCTCGAGATCTTTAATCATAATACCCTCATATCCTCCCTGTACGGCCCTTTTATTCACCTCTGTGTACGTCGTTTGCCCTTCGGGTGTGTCTAAGTCCACAATTTCATGATCCAGCACTCTAACGGCGTTTAAATTGGTTTCATGCTTTTGGTACCAAGCCTTTAACATGGCAGTTCTCAATGTTTGTGTCTTGTCCCATTTACCTTTTTTGAATTCTTCTAATGGTATGAAATCAAATAAATGTAGCACTGCATCTTTGGCATCAGCACTTCCTTTTCTGTGTACCTGTTTCATTAGGTCTTGGAAGTTCTCACTCATTACTTCACCATCTAGCACTAAAGGATATGGTGGTGGATCTTGTTTTACAACTGCGGAGATCTCATCTTGTATGTGTCCAAAGTTTGTAAACTCTTTTCCATTTCTACTCAACATATCTACTTTACCATCTGGATGTACGATAGCCAAAGTTCTTACACCATCTAGTTTCACTTCTAACATTTTCTTACCCACTAATTTCTTTTCATGGTTTGCTGAATCATGGGCAAGTTGGCAAGTAAACACGGGCACCATGTACTTGCCAAACTTGTTCTTTTTTGCAACGGAGTTCACAGTTTTTTCCGAAACACCGCAACGCAAATCTTTAATTAATATTCTTCTATAGAAGCCATTCCATTGTTCTGCTGTCGCTGAACTCATTACAAGGTTTATAGCATCTCTGGCATTGTGTCCAGTCAATTCTCTATTGTAAAGTTTTTCTGCTAGGTCCTTGAATACATTCCAAGGACATCCTTGTCCAGCAACCACTTCATCTTTTGTTGGAACTTGCTTCACTCCAAATGTGTACAACTTATCCAAACACATCTTCAAGCCTTCGAAGAACTCATCTAGTCCTTCATTCATAGCATCTAGTAATATCTTCTCCTTTGCTAGTCTACTATTGTCTGCTTCTAGTTTTGCAATAACGTCTTGTGGTTGTGTTCTCATATCAGTTTCACCAAAATGTATATTTGTAAAGCCAACACCGCAATAGGAACTATTGTTCTAATCAATTCCATAGTGTGGTTGTATTCGTCTAGTTTTCTTTCCAATTTGTTTCTTTTTGCTTTTTTCATCATTAACATTATAACTCCATTACACAGGTTTTAAAACAGTCTGTTTTGCCATTTCTTTCCAATTTTCTGGAAATGCTTTTGCCAAATCCGCAATCTTAAGAACCGTTCTCAAACTTATTTCTCTTAATTGTCTTTTATACTCATCTATAAAAGCAACAATACCATCTTCTGTTTCTTTTGGTAATGCATAACTCTTAAGCATACCATCAGTAACAATCTGTTTAATCCTTAGGATCTTCTCCCTAATAGTATCAATTGTCAAATCAATATAATGACATCTACTTTCTAATGCTTCTAAATGATCTCTCAACTTCTTACTTTTTACATTATCGAATTTAATGTTTGTAATAAAAATTACTGAACCAGCAAATTCAAATGTATCAGGCACACCCTCTCTTCTTAACATATGGGAGTCTGTGTTCCAACATATTCTTCTAGTTTTCTTAGAATCAAGTGCCGCCTTCAAAATGTTCAAACTTAAATCGTCTAACAATATACTATCACAGTCATCAAATACCAATACATTATCAGCACTTGAATAATTGTAAAGTTTACAATATAGACCAATTGGTGACATAGCACCTTTTACAACTTCATATTTAGGTTTTGTGTTTCCTAGTGTAGACACAACACCATATCTATCTAGCACGGTCTCAACACCAAAACTTTTACCAACACCTGGAGGTCCTGAAACTATCATTGCTCTAACATCACCTTTTTTACAAGCCTTTGTCATGCTGTCTAAGATTGTGAATCTTTTTCTCATTCTCTCCACAGTCTCAGTATCGCTTTCTTCTTTAGGTTGTTCAGGAGCCGAATCTCTCAATTGGCTCTCGCTCACCACATTGACCTTAATCTTATCCGATGTTGCTCCAGGATAATCTTTTGGATCAACCTTAACTGTGATGTATCCACCTTCTTTGTGCGGATGTGGTTGATATGGTTTTAGTAATTGAAATGATTGGTTCTCTATTAATTTGTTTCTGTAAGAACCTTCCAGAACGTATATAGTGTTTTGCATTGTGCCCTTTCTTGCCTTTTATGTTTGCCTTTTCTTATACTTCATTTTACTTTCTTTATTCAAAAAAGTCAACCTATTAGTCTGCTCTACTTTCACTTATGCAATCTAAACCAAAAGATTCCAAAGCATTTGCGAACGCATCACAACCAATTTCTTTAATACTCATAGATTGTGTCATTCTCCAAGGATGACTTTTTGGCATAATATCGTAGTAAGATATTCTCCAACCACCTTTATATGCAATATCACCAATTCCTTGTTGTTTTAAGAAATTAACGAACTTACCTTTTGCAGGTCTGATTTTAACATTTGCGAAACCACAGTACATAGGTTCCTCTTTATCCTTCATGTACTCATCAACTGCCTTAACAGCCGCATCTTTGGCAGTGTGCCAAATGTATGTAGGATCTACTTTGTGGTTCATAAATTTAACTATTTGTTTTTCTTGAGTTTGCATTGTTGCCCTTTCTATGTTAATTAAACTAATATTCTTTTTTGACCGTCCATATAACACGCACCAGTCCATTTAACGACATACTCACCAAAAATGTTACCTCTTGGAGCATTCAAAGTTGGATTTTGCCAACTAGCCGCCTTAAGGATATCACCTTTTTTAAACTGCACACCTTTTGAAGTAGTGAAGTCTTTTGCCGCTAAAAATGAATGAACTGATCTGCTAGTTCCAATGGCAGTAGTAATCTTAATATACTTCTTACCAGGTTCAACTCTAATGCTGTCGTTGAACTCATTCTTCATATTTTCGTGAACTTCTTGTTGAGTTTTAGTTTGTGGTCTTCCAAAACCAACGTAGTCTTTTTTAATGTTTTCTATGTATTGTTCTATTTGTTTTTGCATGGTGCCTTTCTTGTTGTTTATAGTATTATTATAATGTCTAAGGTACCAAAAAGTCAACCAAAAAGATAGGTAAAAAAAGCCAATGATTATGCGGCTTTTTAGTCGTCGAATGCTTTTGCTTTGGGATTATTGCTTAATTTTCGCCAAATTTTGTGTAAAACATAGAACCAAACACCATTAATACTAGGCTCTATTAAAGCAACTGCACCAGCCTCCCAAAGACTTGCACCAGTCATTACACTCACAACTGACATTGCAATTATGATATGACCTAAGGTGTAAATCAAAGCCAAGGCTAAACTGCTTGTACCCAACAATTTTAATAGGTTAAAAATACCTTGTTTAAATTCACTCATAAATTCTTCCTTGTTTTACAAGTATATAGGAAATAAGTTTAAAAGTCAAGTCAAAAAAATAGGCGACATAAAGCCGCCTATTTTAATCAATTCGAAAAAATTTAATTACTTAACTAAACCTTTTGCAATCGCTTTGTATCCAGCGCCTACTACGAATTTAGGTGCTTTACCAGTTCTGTAAACTTTTACACCACTTCTTTTGTTAGTGTTTAAGAATACAGGGATACCTTTGAATCTTAATGCTTGTATTACTGCTTGTGGGTTACCAGCACCAAATCTATTTTTAATAGCACTTGATGTTAATGCCGCACCAGATAATAATGCAGATTCTACTCTTTTCTGGATTGTTGCTGTTTTTGTCATCGAGATATCTCCTCTAAAGATATTTGTTATCGTTTTTAACATAATAATATTAATATACAGTCTTAGGTACTTTAAGTCAAGGTTTTTTGGGAAAGTGGTTTACCAAATTATTCAAATATAGACATATCGCAATCCAAAACTGTGGCAACAAGATGAACTCTATCTTCTTCTCCGCCATTGAATGCGTTATGATATTTGGTATTGTCGGTAATCCAAACACTGCCATCTGCAGGCATATGATGAACTTCTGTATCTATACACATACGAGCACCAAAATTTGAAACTATCGGAATATGTAATCTTGGTTCTGGATCCCTATGCCAACTCAATGTTGTTCTAGGAAGTTTCCAAAGCAACCGAACCCTACCAAGTTTATACTTTTTGGTAAGTGCGTCATACATTTCTTTGAAATAGGTATCTTCAAACAATTTAACAAATTCTGAATACTGCAATTCATCGATTACTTCCTCACGTTGCACCTCTTCATAAGTGCTGTCAGGTTTAGTCCAATATAGACCTCTTACATTTCCGCCTGTGATTGAATTTGGATCGTTTGGTATTTGCGTTAGACATATTGCATTGATATCTCTTTCGCCCAATGGTTATT